AACATCATGCTTTGAAGATTCTTTACCTGTGAAAGTGTCTGAGTTGTTGGACACTTAGGCATCAAATAAGTTGAATATATCATATTTGTGAATGCTGTATCACCTGCAACCTCAAAACCTATAAAGGGATGAATCATACTAGTTTTGTTTTTAACACTCAAAAAATATTTTTTATAATTATTCAAAAACCCTTTATTCAGAAAGTACTGAAAGTGATCTTTCCAATCTATCATAAGTTCAGGCAAAACTTCTTGTATTGATGAAAAATCGCCCAGTGTATTTGCTAGAGGATACCTAAGATTATGCAGACTTTTTTCTGTATTTCTTCTTCCATTAAACATCAATGAAATATTAAATAATAGGTTATTTATATTGTAGCCACCCTCAGCTTGCATCCTGGTTTTTGATACATATATATAATTCAACAGAGTGTAATACAATGAGAGCCCTTTCTGAAGCTCAACTTCATGATAATTCATTGTTGGAGTTATAAGATATATTTTACCTTTGTAATTCATTGTTTTCAAACTTGTTCTATCACTGTCTAATGTCCAAAGCCATCTTATTTTTTCATTTATAGGGAACAAAAGATTGAATTCTCTTGATCTTCTTGTTGAAAATATTTTTTTCCCTCCTCTTACACACAATAATACATCTGAATATTTTAGGTTGTCCACCATTATATAATCATTTTGATGTGATGTTTGAGAGTAGTACATTAAAGTGTAGCATAATCTTGAATTAAATTCGGCCCACACCATGAAATCCATATTTAAAAATTCAGATACTGTTTCTTTGAAATCAGAAATAGTTTCTTTATCTAATTTATCAAAAAATTTTGTATCAGTATTATTTTCTTCCATAAGCATGTCTGACAAATTGTACCTTGTTGGATTATTCTTTGACTCCTCAATCATTGACTCAAACAACCTCTGGAAAAATAATTCATAGTCACCAGATCCTCTATACCTATGTGGAGAAGACTGATCTGAATTTGTAGACCAATGATGATGGGCTCTGTCATGATCATTTGTTTTGAATGTATACACAGCTTCTTCACATAACTTTCCACTATCTTTAGCACATCTATAAAGATTTTTTATCTTTGATCTTAATTCTTGAATACTTTTGTTGATTATATCATTATTTGAACCAGTCTTATCCTCTTTTCTCTTTTTCTTCAGCTCAAATATATCTTTGTTATATTCAATAAGTTGTATATTGTACTCAGGTGTTAGCTTTAATCCCATTTTTCTCTTAATAACTTTATGGCTCCCCAACAAATAAAAATAACTATAAACATCAGGGAAATTGGCTGATTTAAAGTATTCCAATGTTTCAGGAAGGTCAGCAAATGTTGTGTCTGACAGCTTAGGTGTGAAATACAAGAAAGGTTTTGATATCCAATGATCACCTGTCTCAAAATTTTTTAATGTGTTTACGCATCTTAACAGACCCTCATCAATTTGTTTTTCATCAACAGGATGATTAGTTATCAGATCAATTCTAGAATTTACTTCATGAACAATTGCAACACTTTTATTAATAATTGAGGTTGTATCTTTTACCAATTTGTAATCCTGATGATTTATAAAATCATTCACACATGTATACTCTTTTGTATCAGGTGCAATCTGTACACTATTTTTTATATCATAAGGAACACTTATGATGTCATCATTTGGCCTTGGGACATAATCTCCTATAGGATCTGACTGACCATTAAAAACCTTTAATGCCCTTTTAACCAGACTATAGAATGAATCATTCTCCATTAATACTATAAGTCTCTTTATTGAAACACCTCTATCATCTGTTATTATAGATAATGAATTATTTTTTAATAACAAAAAATGCCTGTTTTGATTTCCATTTTCAATCATCCTATTCAATCTAGTTATGAGATAATTTTTAGATTCATAATATATAGGTAGAAAATGTTTTGGAACTTTAATACCGAATTCATTGGAATTTCCCCAAGAATAATTCTTCAAAGTTTCATTAATAAAACAATATAGGTTATCAGCATCCTTCTTCATAAATTCAAAATTATAATTCTGTTCCATGTAAACATATCTGCCGAAAACATTATAATGGTTAACATGAGCTTTAAAGCTGTTATACATTGAATCACATTTCTTAAATGTTACATTAGCACTTGAAGTACTAGTGTCATAAGAAATCAATTCCAATATTACTTTCTTCTTTGAAATAGACTCTATTTTATCTTTTGCCTCTTGGTATTTCATGAGACCTTCACCCCCTTTCTGTAATAAGGTCTTAAGTTGTGAAGAAGTAACACTAAATTCCATTATTCTTATAGTCTCATCATCTTCTATCAATCTATCAGGGGTTTTGTTTATACCATAAATAGACAAATCAGCATCTGTATCAAATTTATCCTGTATTCCTTGATCCAGGAAGTAAATGCAGGCAAATATGTTGTGTCTTACCTTAAAGCATTTTTGTGACATTTGATTAAGGAAGATTTCATCATAATTGTGACAAATAGCATTAAATAAAGCTATTCCATTCACCATAGTGTCCATCACCATACTCAGTGTTATTTCATCTATTCTGACATCTGAATGCATCAGACTGTCCAAATAGTGATCGAAAGCTATCAATTTGTCAAAGTAATAAACTTCATTGATAGGTTGACTGTCTACAGGTTTTAAACCTGCAGAATATGTTTTAATGTTAAAATCGATTATCTTCTTAATTTTCTTGCTGTCCG